TATGCGGCTTTGTTGCCGTTCTGTTTATTCCACAAGCGAATTGACTCTAGCACTTCGGCTGCATCCAATCCTTTGCTTTGAGCAAATTGGCGATCAGCTTCATCAGGTTCCCAATCAACAACTTTGGTTTTCCCCTTATTTCTTTTTAACGGTTCTTTAATGGTTATGGGTGCATCTGGTGCAGGGGTGTCCTGCATCTGGTGCAGGGGTGCAAGATATGCAGGGGTGTATTCTGTTGACCTTCCAGACCGGTGATTTCGGATCAAAAAGCCGCCATCTTCCAGCTTTTTCAACTTCGCCCGAACGGTGCGTTCCGCTGCGCCGGTAACGTGGCAAATATGCCCGACAGACGGCCAAGAAACGCCCCTTGCATCATTGTGGTGGTTCGCAACTACAATCAAAACCAGCTTTGCCAGCGGGTCTTGAACAGGCGCATCCATCGCCCAATCCAGTGCTTTAATGCTCATCGTGCAAAATCTCCAAAGTTAAGGCCGCATAGCCGATAATATCCAACAGACTGTCAGCGTGGCTGCATTCGCTGTTTGCAAGCCGTGACAGCTTCATAGCAATCATCATCGCGCCAAACTGCTCCGGCGTAACGTCTTTGCCGACCACCATACTCATCATCTGGCTGGTTTGCGTCCAGTTTTTACGCAGATCGCCATAAGACGCACCGCGTTCGTTTAATATTAGCTGCACCTTTTCCAGTGCTTCAGATCGTTTCATCAAATTCCCTCACAATATGAAATTCATCAATTGGCACTTCAGCCATCAAGCCATAATCGCGTTCAATGCCGCGATCCCGTCTGCCGCCTATCGTTGTGGCAAAATCCACCTTAAAGCTGCAAGCCCCGATGCAGTCAGTCCAGCGCACAATTAAAAAAGTCGGTATGCCGGTTTCAAACGCGACTTGCCGCGCATACATCATCTTGTGAAGGTGGATCAGTGACGTTTTATATCGTGTGCGTTCAAATGTCCTGCACTTGACTTCAGCAAAAGCCTCGATCTTGCCTTGTCTTGTTAGCGCAAAGTCAAGCTGGCAATACTGCGGCAACTTGACCGGTTCGCATTTCCACGCTGTGCCGATTTCACTTATCGTCAGCAATTCCATTTTCAGATTGTGTTCGGTTTCCATTATCTGTCAAAAGTTCCCTTCGGAAAAAACGGTATAATATTAGACCGCTTGTTTGTGATCCGCACATAATCGGCTTCGCAGATAGCTAAAGGATCGGGATTTCCGGTATTGCGTTCGTAAATCCACACCTTTACGCCGGTTCTGCCTTTGACGATGTTAACGGTCAAATCTTTCACATCAATCCAAGTTTCGCTTGAAACCATAGTATATTCGCGGTCGCCAACCGTCTTTTTGCCGGTATCGTCATCCATTTAAATGCTCCCGAATAATCATCATCGCGGTGTCCAGATCAGTTTCAACGGCATATCGCCAATCATACTGTTCAGCCGAATCTTCATTAGGCGACCATCCAGCCAGCCCAACAATAGCCGCCACTGGCAAGCGCACGCGGGTTTTCATCCTATCGAGCCGGTAAAACAGCACTGGCAGTTTTTCGGCCACCGCAGCGGCTGTGCAGACTTGTGACCACCAGTCGCCAGACACGCCAGCTTTGTATCTTTTGCACTCAATCACAAAAGGAAAATCACAATCAGTCGTGACCAAATCGCCAAGATGCGCTTGCCGCGTTTGATCCAATTCCCGCACAAAATTCAACCCAAGATGGTCAAAAAGTTCTTTAGCTATCTCATATTCATAGCCGCGACCTTTGTTTCTTGATTTTGATCCAGACATAGCTGCCCCCGTTTCAGTTGCCCTAGCATTGCCCAAAACGATCATATCTGTAAAGTGAAAAAATACCTGTTGCATTTTGGGAGCGATCTGCGCTAGGGTGTTGTTATGAAAAAACGGGAAATCAGTGAACTTTGGAAAACCGCAGGGTTTAGCCATTTATCGGCCAGCCAGCTATTACGCTCGCCAGCAAAATGGATATTCGACTATCTGCACCTAACATCAGACGAACGCCGCGATATTGGCGTTGGTGAACGTGCTGCAATTGGCACTTCAGTGCATACGGCAGTGCAATCTATAGTGTGCCACGGGGCTGATATCGATGAAGCCATTGAAGCCGCGCAGCTTGCCTTCGACTTTCACCCAGCCGATGAAGACGATGTGCTGCGTGTGAAGTTTCGTGAAGTTATACCGGCTATGGTTCATCAAGGCGTGAATATTTGTGTTGAAAACGGGTTTACCGGCGCAATCGATGAAGAACGCATTGAATGTTGGTTAGATGATGTGAACGTGCCGATCTTGGGCTTTGTCGATTTGCTTGTCGAAGGCTCAATGTTTGCCGAAATGAAAACGAAAGCACCGCGAAAAACAAAGCTGTTAAAAGACGGTTCGCAGGGCTGGGCAAAGGCCACACTGCCTAAAAAGCCGGAGTTTGCACATATCTGCCAAGCTGCTATTTACTGGCACGCCCTGCGGGTCACGCCATCAATCATTTACATAGCAGAACACGATGCGGTAATTTTTAACGCTTATAACTGTGAAGAACTGCAAGCCGATGGCATCAACAACGCGCTGAATGAAATGCGGCAAAAAGCATTGATCCGGCAAAATCTATTGCGCGTCAGCACTGATCCAAAAGTGCTGGCCTCAATCACCGACCCAGATTGGGGTCATATGTATCAGTGGAAAATGAAAGATGAGTGGTTAGAAAGGGCAAAAGACCTATGGAAAATCTAAAACTGCACGCGGCGTTGGCCGATGTTAGAAAGGCGGCATCTGTCGGCAAGTCTGGCAAGAACCCGATGTTCAAATCAGAATATTCAACTCTTGGCGATGTGCTGACCGCGCTTGATGTGCTGCCCGAATATGGGCTGTCATTTGCACAATATTTCCAAGACGGTGCGCTGGTGACGACTGTGGTGCATTTGGAGACTGGCGAAAAGATCAGTAGCTTTTTGCAGATCAGCCCAGAAAAAGACACACCGCAGTCATTCATTAGCTGCGTGACATATTTCCGCAGGGCAAGTTTGTTGACGATGTTCGGATTGAATGCAAACGATGATGATGGTAATCTCGCAAGCGGTGGTGGCGCGTTTCCCTCCCGTTCGCAGCCTAAACCAAAGGCACCGGCTGTCGCATCCACTCCGGCAGTCGGTGCCGCCTCCAACGATGTTTTAGCTGAAAAATTAGATGCGTGTAAAAGTGTGCGTGATGTAAACGCGCTTTACACAAAGCTGTATGGTGCCAGCGGCATAAAAGCACCAGCCGATCAAATAGCAATGTTTTCTAAACGGAAGGAAGAAGTGCAAAATGACTGAATATGACAACACCAATCGCGGCGCGATCTTTAAGAACAACGACAAGACCGCCGAAAATCAGCCAGACTATACTGGCAAGATCAACGTGGATGGCGTTGAAAAGCGGATTGCGCTTTGGATACGCGAAAGTGCAGCGGGCAATAAATATATGTCAGCCTCGATTAGCGATCCAATGCCACCAAAAGAACAGGACGCGCCACGCGCCGAAAAAATGCAGCCTTTAGAAGATGCGATCCCGTTCTAAAAAGAAACCAACATATGCACCGGCCTCTAATGCTTTGGGTCGGTGCGTATGGTGCGACAAGACCCTGCGCCTCAGTGACCCAAATTGGATCGTTGATGGCGGCAAACAAACACTGCATCTTGGATGCTTTTGGGAAAGATTGGATATATTAAATGCAAATCGAAAAGAACGTGCCGGTTCCACCAGCGGGTCGCAGCAAGATTGAAATCATCAATGATATGGAAATTGGTGATAGCGTGCTTTGCGATACCTATGAAAAGGCAATGTCGCTGCGTGATGCGCTGCGCTATCGCGGCCTAAAATACACCACCCGCAAAATGAATGACGGGTGGCGGGTTTGGCGGCTTGATTGATGGTGCCAACAAAACAGGAAATTCTTGACGCGCTAAAAATATTAACCGTTGAGAAAGAAAGCGATGCACTTGGCCGCAAATATAGCAACCGCAGCCTTCGCACCAGCGTCATCAGACCAGTCGTCAAAGGTCAGTTCAAGAAACGTGGCCGCAGATATCAAGTTTAGCGGCTTCGGTCGCTTTACTTTTTTGCCTTGAGGCTATCGACAACGCCACCACCAAAGTAAAAGCCCAGAATGATCAGCATCGCATAATTGATGCTGAATTGTTCCATCACCTTTGTGACTGCATCTGGGTCGCCTTGACCGCTTATTGTCATCGACAAAACGATCACATAACTGCCCAAAAAGGTCGCCCCAAACATCAGCGCAAGATAACGCTGCGCGATCTTAAACGGCGCATATGCACCCATTAGGTCAATCTTGGCCTTGCTTTTAGCCGCAATTTCTTCTTCGGTGCTGGTGTGCATATCGTCAATCAGCTTCATACCTTGGCTGATAACGCTATCTGACCCTAATATCTTGCCCAATACTGCTAACATTCGATTGCCCTCATTCTATCAATTAACCGACCAGCGCGGTTTGGCACTTGCCTTGCCCATTTGCTGTCGGCCATCTGGGTTGCCGCTTCATCATAATCATAATTAGCTATAGCTGCACGCAGCTTGAGGAAACGCCCAAGGCGGTTTCTGCCCAGATTAAACGCCATATTTGCCAAGATTAGCTGACATTCTTCCGGCAAATCATCCCAGTTTTCAAACAAGGCGCGGCAATCTTCTACAGTGACTGCAATATCAAGCGCAAATAGCTGCCGACAGCGTTCCGGCGTAATCTGCGTGCCGACAGGTTTGCCGTGTTCTGCGTCAGCTTCGCGGATCAAATGCCCGATGCCCACAGTGGGCAAGCCCAGATGATCCAAATATATATCTAGCCGCACGCCCTCATCGCTGGCTATTTCTTCACGCAATTGATCCAAATTCATCGCCTCATCTCCAAAACGTAATTAACCGCTTTATGCCAGCTTTCAATTTCCGCTTCAGCCGTAAACCGCGATGGCGGCAATCGCTTCGTACTTTGTAAGCACAGTTTTGCGGTGGGCAAGAACAAACAACGTCTGTGCGATGGATCACCGGCAACCAAAGCATATATGTCAAAATCCC